CTCTCAGGCCTCCACGCGCCGTTCGTGCTGGTGGTGATGGATGAAGCGGGTGACATTCCCGTGCCGATCCTGAGATCCGCAGAGCAGATCTTTTCCACGTCGTTTGAGTGGGCGAAGATTCTCATGGGCGGCAATCCCACATCACTGGAAGGCTGTCTCTACCATGCGGCCAGCCATGCGCGGAAACACTGGTACATCATCCGAGTTACGGGAGATCCCAACGATCCGATGCGATCACCGCGCGTCAACCTGGCCAACGCGAAACTCCAGATTGAAACCTACGGCCGGGACAATCCCTGGATCAAGGCCACAATCCTTGGGCAGTTCCCGGATGCTTCGATCAACGCCCTACTCGGCATTGAGGACGTTCAGGCGGCTATCGATCGCGTGATTGAACCGCATCTCTACGAATGGGCAGAGAAGCGGCTCGGTGTGGACGTGGCGCGATTCGGTGACGATCGCTCGGTGATCTTCCCGCGGCAGGGTCTCTACTGTCCTCCACGCCCAGTGCCGATGCGGAATGCCGATACCGTGGCGATTGCGGCCCGGGTGGCGGGGGCAGTGGCGAAGTGGGGTGGCGGCCATCGATCTCTGGTTCCGATCTTCATCGACGACACGGGTCACTGGGGTCATGGTGTGTTCGATATCCTGAACAACGGCGGGTACACTGCCTTTCCGATCACCTACCATGCGCCGGCGACCGATCATCGGTTCAAGAACGTCACCACCGAGATGGCATTCCGCAAGGCGGACTGGGTTAAGAAGGGTGGCAAGCTGCCCAACATCCCAGAGCTCGTGACCGAACTGACTGCCCGTACTTACACGATTCTCGGCGGCAAGCTGGTGCTGGAAGACAAGGGGCTGGTGAAAGCCAGGCTCGGGTATTCGCCGGACTATGACGACGCATTGAACAACACGTTCTTTCTGCCTGATGCTCCGATGGAACAGTATCCTGGAGAATTGGGCCAGAGCTCTGTGGCCAAGCACGATTTCGACCCCAACGCCGGGTAGTGTCAAAAATAAATCATACAATCCCTTGACTGTGGAAAACTCTTGTGTCAAGTTCCGCGCATGCCTGTTGCGGAAAAGACACGTATTCAGACCAAATTTGCACGGGAGCCATTCGCATCGTTCTTCGAAGAGGCCAAGCCTCTATTGGTCCAGCATTTCGAAGAGATCTCCGCATTCCAAGACATTCCTCTCGATCCCAACATCGAACGCTACCTGGAGATGGATGGGGAGGGGCTTCTTCGGATTTACACTGCTCGTCAAGACGGCCTGCTGATTGGCTATGCCGTCTTCTGCATGGCATATAACCTGCACTACCGCAGCAGCCTGCAGGCCCACCAAGATGTGCTCTTCGTGCATCCGTCTTTCCGAAACTTCCGAAATGCTTACCGGCTGATCAAGCACACCGAGATCGCGCTGCGTGAGGAGGGTGTCCAGATAGTGACACACCATTCCAAGCTGGCTCACCCGGCGTTGCACGCGATCCTGCATCTGATGGGATACGTGGACCTGGATATCACCCAAGGAAAGCGCCTCGATCTGTGAGCCAGACTGTGGCAGTGGTCTTCGGTGGTGCTAAAGCGAATGCGCCAGGGAAACATCCGCTCATTCGAGACGTCGGAGTGGTGGCGGCTGGCGTGGGCGCCGGGCTGCTGCTCAACAAGCTACTGGCAGGGGGTGTCCCGAAGCCACCAGCGACCACCCCTCCTGCGGCTCCCACTGTGCCAAAGCCTCCCACGACAGTGGCGGCGCCGGATCTCACCGCAGGAACCAAGGGGCCTGGTGTTAAGACAGGCCGTAATTCCACGATCATGACGAGTCCATCCGGGCTCGGATCGATTTCTCAATCCAACGTGCAGACTAAGACTCTGCTGGGGCTCTAAGTGAAACTGGCTTCATACCGGGACGTCGCGGATAAGACCACGGGACTCACCAAACGTGAGAAGTACGGCATCATGCAGGCCGAGATGCTCAACGACCGCTCGACGTTCCGAGTTCACTGGTCGGAACTGGCCAAGATGGTCTCGCCGCGGCGCACTCGCTGGTTCGTGGATGACAAAAACAAGGGTGACCGCCGGAACCAGAACATCATCGATACCACCGCCACTCTGTCACTGCGAACTCTGAAAGCAGGAATGCATGCCGGCATGACGTCTCCGGCGCGGCCCTGGATGAAGCTGACGATCCTCGATCAGGATATGGCCAAGTACGGTCCTGTCAAAAGCTGGTTGCACGAGGTCACGCGTAGAATGCTGGCGGTGTTCGCCAAGTCGAACATCTACAACGTGATGCCCATGATGTATGGGGACGCGGGATTGTTTGCATCAGCGGCCGTGGGCATTCTCGAAGATGAGGAGTCGGTACTCCGCGCCTATTCCTATCCGATCGGATCCTTTGCCATGGCATTGAATGAGCGCGGCCTGGTGAACACGTTCTATCGGGAATACCCGATGACGGTGTTTCAGCTGGTCGAGAAGTTCGGTGTGATTCCGGGAACCAACGATATCGACTGGAGGAACCTGTCACAGACGGTCAAGACACTCTGGGATCGAGGGCAGTACGGTACCAATGTGCCGGTCGATTGGATGGTGACGCCGAACATGGATTACAACCCGCGCATGCTCTCCGGGAAGTACAAGAAGTTCGCGTCCTGTTGGTATGAGCAAGGGTGCAACGAAGGAAAGTTCCTTCGAGAGCAGGGCTTTGATGAGTTCCCGATCATCGCGCCGCGGTGGGACGTTACCGGTGAGGACACCTATGGCACGGACTGTCCGGGCATGTCGACACTCGGCGCCATCAAGGGCCTGCAGCAAGCGAAAAAAGAGGGAGGCAAGGCCCTGGCGAAGATGGTTTCGCCAGCACTCCAGGCTCCCGTCGAATTGAAACAGTCGTCCATCTCAATGCTGCCCGGCAACATCACGTACACTGCGGACGGTCCCGGCCGTCAGGGTATTCGGCCTCTGCACGAGGTCAACGTGGCGCTGGACAAACTCGAGTTGTGGAATCAGCAGGACCGCGACCAGATCAAGGATGGGTTCCTCGTGAACTTCTTCCTCTCGATGCTTTCCACAGAACGCGGTGAGATGACGGCCACTGAGGTGGAACAGCGCGCGCAGGAGCGGTCTCTGATCCTCGGGCCCACTTACGAGCGGTTCAACGATGAAGGGTTCGATCCACTTGTCGATCGCACGTTCGCGATCATGGATCGACGGGGATTCATTCCCGATGCGCCTCCTGAGCTCCATGGCGTCTCGCTCAAGGTCGAGTACACCTCGATTATGGCCACCGCCCAGCGCCTCAGTGGCATTGTCGGCGTCGACCGCCTGCTGACGACCGTGGTGAACGCGGCGCCGGTGTTCCCCGATGCACGGCACTACGTGGATATCGGTGCTGCCATTGAGGAGATTGGCGATATCCTCGACATCAATCCCAAGATTCTGGTCGATCCCGATGTCGCCGCCCAGAGCATTGCTCAGGAGCAACAGATGCTCCAACAGCAGCACGCCGCGGATGTCGCGGCGAAGTATGCGGGATCCGCCAAGGATCTCAGCCAATCCCCAACCACTGGAGACAATGCTCTGGCGCAACTGGTCACGGGCATTCGAGGTATCCAATGATCAAACTCAAGAATAAGTTTCTCCTGTATAAGTTTCTCCTGTATCTGTTGCTCGGCTTGCCTTTGCTGGCAGGACTGGGCCAAACCGCTTACGCGCAGACCTGCTCGGTGTCGAGTTCCAAGACAGCGGCCGGCGTGGGCACAACCGCCTGCTTTGTGAAGGCGGGCAATCAGCTGGTGATGTCCATCACCGGGACGTGGGTGGCCACCAACCAGATCCAGATGAGCGTAGACGGCCAGGTGACCTGGCGCGTGGTCGGCCCCAATTACACGGCCAACGTGCAGGTCAAGACCGGTGTTCAGCAGCGGGATGTCTGGTTCCGCTGGTTCCCCTCGGCGTTCACGTCCGGGACGATCGCCTACACCCTGGCGGATCTCTCGCTTCATACCGGCAAGTACGCTTACACCAACGTGCCCTTGGCATTCCCTTACACCGCAAATGGGGCGTCGGCAGCGTTCTCGGTGACGCTGGAACCGATCACCGACGTCTACGTTCAGACTGTCTGCCATGCCACTGCGATTGGCTATCTGGTCGGAACCACGGGTGGAACCACCAAGGTCATCGCGATCCTTCGGGATAGCAAGGGTGAGTTGCTCGGCAATTCGCTGGTCGCGGGTACGACCTTGGGAACGGCCAGCACCATCCAGGAGTTGAGTCTTCTGGTTCCCGTCGATCTTCCCGCTGGGCGGTATTACGTTTCCTTCCAGGGAGATGCGGTCACCGGGCACCTGCAGAAGATGGCGACGTCCACGTTCGTCGACGTCACGGCCTCAGAGTTGACGTCGGTATTCGGAACCATTCCGCGGTTCATTGCGCCACCCACGACATTCACGGCGGCCAAGGGACCATTCGCGTTCATTCGTTGCACGAGCTAAGGAGGGACTGTGAGCGGCAGGGATAACGGTGACAACGCAGCAGACCGGAACCGAGTTGAAGCCAAGCGGGATGTGTCCGAACGACATTCCGAGGTTTCTCTTGCGGCCTGGCGTGAGTCTGCCGCCCTTGCAGCATGCCGCAAAGCACTATGGGAGGTTCTGGTCTACTGCAAAACGTTTAATTCTGTCGTGGATCCGGAGGCGAACATGACCTTCGTCAACGCCGGCAAGCAGGACGTGGGCCACTTCATCATGGCAAAGATCGCGGAGGCCGATCCTCAGCGTCTGTTCCAGATGATGACCGAGGCCCAGCAGGACGAGAAACGCCAGAAGCTGGAGCACAAAGCAGCCCAAAGGACAGCCAAGGAGAAATCCGAGGCTGAAGACAATTCATGAAAGGAATTCTATGAGCACGATCACACCACCGCCCG